TATTTAAATCAAACGATGTTAACGAAGCAGAGCAAGTAGGAAACGTAGAAGTAGATAATTTGGATGCACCTAAGGATGAACCTTATAAAAAACCAGATTATAAAAAACGCTACGATGACTTAAAAAAACATTATGATAATAAACTCAATGAGTTTAAGTCTAGAGAGCAAGAGCTATTAGATGAAGCTACTAAAAATAGAACTGAATATCAAGCTCCAAAAACTGTAGAAGAACTTGAAGAGTTTAAACAAAATTATCCTGATGTTTATGAAGTTGTAGAAACTGTTGCTCATATGCAAAGTGAATCTAAGGCAAAAGTTCTAGAAGAACGTCTTAGTAAACTCCAAGAACGTGAACAACAAATAGCACAACAAGAAGCTGAAAAAAGGTTAGTGGAAAGACATCCTGATTTTGATGATATTAGGAACAGTGATGATTTTCACACATGGGCAAAAGAGCAACCATCATCTATTCAGAAATGGATTTATGACAATGCTAATGATGCTGACCTTGCTAGTAGAGCTATAGATTTATTTAAAAAAGATAAAGGTATTGATATTTCTAAAAAAGAAACTAAGTCATCTTCTAAGACTAAATCGGCTGCTGATATGGTATCTACAAAAACAACTGCTGTAGAACCTAAATCAGAAAAGATTTGGTCGGAAAAGGAGATTGCTGCTATGAGCATAGATGAGTTTGATAAATACGAAAGTGAAATCAGCGAAGCTATGCAACAAGGCAGAATCGTTAAATAAACTATAAACACAAAGGAGTATTATCATGGCTCAATTTTTTGAACCAAGTACTGATACTGATGCTAACTTTGCAAACTCCGTAAGTGGACAAACTAATAGTTTTTTCCTACCTAAGATTTACTCGAAAAAGGTATTAAACTTTTTCAGAAAAGCCTCGGTAGTTGAAGCTATTACTAACACCGACTATGCCGGTGAGATTTCTGCTTTCGGAGACTCAGTTAGGATTATTAAAGAACCTGTGATTTCAGTTTCTGATTACACAAGAGGTTCTGACACTACGCAAACAAAGTTAACCGACCAAGAGATATCTTTGGTTGTAGATAGTGCAAAGGCTTTCAAATTCATCGTAGATGATATTGAAACTAATATGTCACACGTTAACTTCAAAGAAGTTGCTACTTCATCTGCTGCATATGCATTGAGAGATTCATATGATGCTGCTGTAATCGCAACTATGTTCTCTGGAGTTTCTACATCTTCACCTGACCACGTTCTAGGTGCTGATGCATCTGCTGCTACTCAAACTATGGGTCAGCATCAAGGTGGTTCTAACGCTATCGACCTTACAGGTTCTGATGGTACTGGAACTGACCCATTAGACGTGATGTCATTTATGGCTAAGCTACTAGATGAGCAAAGCATACCTGAAGAAGGAAGATGGTTCGTTGCACCGCCTTCATTCTACAATGAACTTGCACAATCTGGTTCTAAGCTTTTAAGCGTAGACTTTAACGCAGGTCAAGGCTCTATAAGAAATGGTCTTGTATCTAGTGGTAAACTAAGAGGATTTGACATGTACAAA